AGAAATTCGGTAAACTCATTCAAACCCTGGGCGACGGTTTGAAACGTGCTCTCGGTGGAACTGAAGATATGAGTTTGCTTGATACGATATTCGATAAAATCAAAGGCTTTATGGACCGACTTCGGAAACTATTTTCCGATGATCACGGTAATTTAGACTTTGTTAAAATATTTGAAGCTGGCGGAATAGCAACCGTAATAAAGAAACTTATCGACTTCTTTACTGAATTGAAGTCGAACACCAGTAACTTTACAGGATTCCTTTCAATAATTAGTGATATTAAGGATGCTTTCGAAGACCTTAGCGAGTCGCTGGGAGAAAAATTCAAAGCAGAATCTATTAAATCTATTAGTACAGCTATTCTAGAGCTTGCTGGCGCGTTATTTATAATTGCTATGATCGATCCAGTTGCTCTGGGACAAGCAATTCTAACCGTTAAAGCAATGATGGTTATGATCGAAGATCTACTGTTGTCCGTTAAAGCTCTCAATAAAGAGGATGCAGTAGTTCTTGGAGCAGCAGCGGCAGCTATTCAGACGCTAGGTAATGCTATTCTAATGATGTCTGGGGCAGCGGTACTTTTGGGATCTATGGATTTCTTAAATGCTGTTCAAGGCATAGCCGCCCTCGGCGTTATGATGCAAGGACTTGTTTGGGCTGTTAAAGAACTCTCAAAGGTTGAGGGACAAATACCGAAGATAGCCGCTGCGGTTATAAGCCTTGCTGTAGCTATCGATCTGCTCGTAGTGCCAGTCAAGATATTTGGATCAATGGACATAGCTTCTTTAGCCAAGGGTCTTATCGCAGTTGCAGCGTCCATGGTATTACTGGTCACTGCATTGGAGAGTATTGATAGAAGTATCGATGGCGGAGGTGCAACACTTATAGCATCCGGTGCCGCGATGATAATGATGGCTACTTCCATGACGATACTCGCTTCGGCAGTGAAGAAAATTTCGAATATTTCTTGGGAAGGTATAGCCAAGGGTCTTGTTGTGTTTGCAGCCGGATTAGGTGCACTAGTTGGCGCAGCAGCGATAATTGCAAGTAATAAACTTTCTGATGATATTATTGCTACTGCTGGATCGCTACTTATGCTCGGCGCTGCTATGATGATGATGAGCGCCGCAGTTAATGGACTCGCAGGTGCATCGTGGGAAAGTATAGGCAAAGCTGGAGCAGTTCTTGCCGGAGCTTTAGTCGCGCTTGGTGTTGCATCGAAACTTATTAGCGGTCCAAACCTTCTTATGATTGCTGGAGCTATAGCATTAGTAGCTACGGCATTTCTTGAGCTTGAGGCAGCCCTTAATATTGGTAAGATCATCGGACCAATTTGTACTTCGATTGGTGCTGGACTTACATCGGTTAGCGATTCGTTAGTAGCATTTGCTCATCATGCATCTGCGCAATCGTTCATCCAGTTCTTGAAAGATGCTATTCTATTCCTTCCGCAGCTGGCTGTTGCATTAGCTCAGTCTGCTATTGATATGGTTTCAACTATCGGAGCTGCTGCAGCACAGCTAGTTACTGCAATTACTCAGATAGGTAGTGCAATACTAACTGGTATCACCACATTACTCCCGCAAGTATTCGAAACAATACGAGTATTTCTCGAGGGCTTAATCAATTTGGTTATAGCGGAAGCGCCATTGATGTTCTCAGCATTAACGGTTTTAATGGAACAAATTTGGCTATTCCTAAACGAACAAGTTCCGCTATTCTTCGAGTTTCTTACGACAGTCTTTACAGAGCTGTTTACATTCCTTCAAACAGAAGGACCGTTACTTGTCGAAACCATACGGCTTATGCTTGATACAATACTTCAAGCGATTATAGAAGAGACGCCAATGATTGGCGAAGCGTTCTTAACAGTGTTACATACGGTTCTCGATACAATAAATACTGCGGTTCCAGAAATTATCGAGACATTACTTCATTTGATTAGCGACTTGCTAGCGAAACTTGCAGAGTTTGCTCCGCAAATGGCCGAAAATGCTCTTCAAATTATATTGGCATTTTTGAATACAGTTGCTGCGCATATTGGAGAAATAACCGAGTCCGCTATATCGATTGCCCTAGGCTTTATGGATGGCATTGCGCAAAAGATGGGTGATATTGTTGATTCCGCCCTTAAATTGATCATAGCATTTATTAATGGTCTTGCCGATGCAATTGATGCTAATCATGGTGCATTATTTGCTGCTGTTGGCAATCTTATTAGGTCTATTGTCGAGGCTATCGTAGACGGCATTACTCAAGTTGTTGATGCTGGTAAACAGATGGTCGGCGACTTCATCGATGGTCTTACTTCCGGTGATTTTATTGGTCGAATGATGCAAGCAGGTATCGACCTTGTTAATGGCTTTATCGATGGCATTGGTAGCATGGTTGATAATGCTATCGGAGCTGCTGCAAATCTTGCCGGCCAAACTTGGGGCGCAGTTTGCAGCGCTCTTGGTATTAATTCACCTTCTAAAGTAGCCCATGAAGGCGGCATTTGGTTCATTCAGGGCTTTGTAAACGGTATTGATGAAATGACATCCGATACCAAGAAATCAGCTACTAATATTGCAGCCACCGCTATGGATGCGCTTATTCAAGGCATGGATGATGACCTTACGCCTACAATTACGCCAGTCTTAGACATGAGTGATATTCGTTCTGGAGCAAAAGAAATCAACGGCATCTTTGATTCGGCGCAAAGTACAATTGGTATAAGCGCTAATCTTAGCAGTCAAAGTTCTATCATGCAAGATGTTATCAGCGCACTTGAATCTAATTCGAAATCTGATTACAGCTCCATTCTTATAGGTATGAACGATCTCAGAAAAGATCTTGCTACCTATACTAATCAATTAGCCAATCTCCAAGTTGTTATGGACTCTGGTACTCTTGTCGGCGCGATTACTCCTCAAATGGATAGCGCATTAGGTATTAGACGAATGATGGCTGGACGAGGTGTTATTTAACCCGAAAGAGGTGTCAAATGTACCATTCTGTAACCATTGGTTCTATGAATACGTTCTCTGATTGGCATTTGGTGCCCGATAGCCGACCGGTTATTGTTTTGCCAGAGACGAAGACTGTTACTGTTGATATTCCGGGATCCAATGGTATTCTGGATCTCTCCGAGTCTCTTACCCATTACCCTCTCTATAATAATCGGTCTGGTACTCTTACATTTCATGTTCTGAACGACTATACTCCATGGGATGTTCTTTATCATCGGATAGCTAATTATTTGCATGGTCGCAGAAGAAATCTGGTGCTAGAAGACGACCCGATGTATTATTATACTGGTCGATATGCTATTGAGTGGACATCGAATAATGACGGAACTTGGTCTGATGTTGCAATCAACTACGAATTAGATCCGTATAAACAGTATGTTAGGACTTCTATTCAAGAAGATTCTCGACTCTATGAAAACATAACGGTTTCTAACAGTACTGTAAACAAAGACCTCACTGGAGACAGGACACTTGGAGAGATTCCCGTTGTTCCTGAGTTTGTTGCTACTATACCAAGTGGCGGCGGAATTACGCTCACGTTGAGTAACCAGGAATTAGGTATTGTTGAGTTATCTAAAACGATATCGTCTAGTGGAACATGGAAATTCCATGACATGATATTTTCAAACATGCATGGTACTAATCCACTATTCCTGAAAATTGCTGGTAGAGGTACTGTTAGCATTGTTTTTAGGAGGATGGCGCTCTGATGTACAAAGTATACTCCGATGATATTTTAATACATGACTCTAAGTCGCCCTCCGAAGAAATTCATCTAATTGATCCGACATTAAAGCTTTTGGATTCTAGTGCTGGAACTTTTGAATTTACAGTTCCATCGATTAACCCCGGCTATAATACTATAGATCAGAGACTTAGTACAATTAAGGTTTATCGAGACAATAAACTTATTTGGACTGGGCGAGTCATTACTGAGAATGAAGATTTTTGGAAGCGTCGTAAAATCTCTTGCGAAGGCGCTTTGGCATTTTTGAACGATGCTTCGCAGGTGCATCATAATTATTCAAATTCTAATCCGAGTTTTTTCTTAAGAGATCTTATAGCATTTCATAATTCCAGAGTTGCTCCAAACAGGCAATTCAGGTTGGGCATTGTCACTGTTACAGATCTTCATGGCGACGGCATATACAAGACTGACTATGAGAATACTCTTGAAGCCATCAATAAAAATCTTCTTGAGCCTCTCGGCGGCCACATTCTTGTTACGTATGGCCAAAATGATGATACGCCAGTTTTGAATTATATTCGTTCTGAAACTTTTAATACTTCGCATCAGGTTATTAATTTCGGTGAGAATCTTCTTGATTTCACTAAAGACTGGGACTTGTCTGATCTTTGTACAGTCCTTATTCCTCGAGGAAAACGATTAGAGGAAGATGAATCTGGCGACGCGGATTACGTAACTATTGCTTCTGTCAATGGAGGTAGCATCTATCTCCGAAATACTGCTGGAATTGATCGATATGGCGTTATCGAGAAAACTGTTGATTTCTCCGACGTAGAAGATCCAGCAACTCTTAAGGAACTTGGATTGACGTATATGTCGACCCTTCAGTTCGATAAAATGACGTTAAAAGTCACAGCAATTGACCTGCATGCTCTGAATCCTGAAATTACGCCGTTCAATATTCTGGAAGAAGTTCAGTGCGTTTCTCCTCCGCATGGTCTTAACAAAATATTTCCGATTACTGAGATAGATCTACCTCTTGATAAACCAGATGGTGCTGTGTATACATTGGGTCAAGAACCTACGACTACTATGTCTACGCAAAGCGTAACATCAGCAAATTCGCTTTCCATGAAAATCGATGACACTGCAGAGAGTGTTTTAACTTTAGCTCGTCAACAGGCGTCGTCTCTTATTAATAGCGCAACAACGGGTTATGTTAGCATTGTTACGGAAAACGATGCAGCTCAAGCTATTCTAATCACGAATACTCAAGATCCTGAAGATGCTACTAAGATTTGGCGCTGGAATTTGAATGGTCTTGGATATTCTAATGATGGTGGAGAAACATACAGAATAGCTATGACTATGGATGGTAGCATCCTTGCTGATTTTATTACAACAGGTGTTTTGAATGCTGATCTGATTAAATCTGGTACAATTGATGCCGATCTTATTCGTACAGGAATTATTCAGGATATTTTAGGTAAGAATTATTGGAATCTTGATACTGGCGAATTAGTCATGGACGCTGGTGTAAGTATTGGTGGCTTGACTGCCGATGAGATTGCTGAACTCAATGCTGATGCTGCTATCAATACCTTTGAGTATAACTTGTCTGTTAATGGCCTTAGACGAGGTCCGGAATGTGCTCTAGATTGGGTCGATACAGACGGAAAACTTATTTACTGGTTTGGCGATGTTCCTTATCCTCGTGATAGATCATATGCTGATCAGATGCCGAGTGCTGGTTGGACTACGGACGAGCAACGCGAAGCCCATGTTGGCGATGGATATTATAGTTCAGCAACAGAAAAGTACTATGAGTATCAGCGCCATGTAACGTATGATCCTGCTCAACATAAACTAATAAACCTCTATGAATGGGTCACATGCCGTGATCAAATGATGATAAAACTCATTGATGCTTTAGTCGAGAGCGATCGTATTGATGACGGAAAAGTGGTTGTATTTACTACAACTCCTGTTCCTCCGTATAGTCGTGGTGATATTTGGTTTACTGGCGAAAATCAGTATGCTTTGGTAGCTCTTGAAAATCGTGCTACAGGTGCGATGATTCGTTCAGACTGGATCGAGACTGTTAAGTTTACTGATGATGGCGGTCTTCACGATTTTATTCAGGGCGATTATGCAGATGATTTAGCCTCTATACAGGGTCAAATCGATCGAAAAGCAGATACATGGTATCAAGGTACCGATCCGTCTTTAAGTTGGGCTGAAGCTGATAAATCTATGCATGCCGGTGACTTGTGGTATAACACAACTAACAATACTACTTGGCGCTATAACGGTTCGACATGGCAGCAGCAAGATGTTCCTGATGCCGTGTTTGACAAAATTGATGGTAAAGCACAGATATTTATTCGCCAGCCAGTAACACCGTATCATGAAGGCGATTTGTGGTTTGATTCTGCTAACTCTGATATTTTAACTTGCATTACAGATCGTGAAACAGGATCTTATGTGGCGGCAGATTGGCAGAAACGTAATCGCTATACTGACGACAGCTCTCTTACAAACTTTATAAATGGTCTTTACGTCCAAGACAAGGCATCTATATTGTCACAAGTTGATCAGAAGGCTGAAACTTGGTATCAGAATACAGATCCGTCTACTAATTGGAGCAACGACGAAAAGCCTAATCATACTGGTGACTTGTGGTATAGAACTACTGACAATACCACTTGGCGATATTCTGGTTCGGCATGGCTTGAACAAGAAGCTCCTACAGACGTCTTTGATGCCATCGATGGCAAGGCAGCGATATTTGTCACGCAGCCAGTACCTCCGTATAATGTTGGCGATTTGTGGTTTAATTCTGCAACGTCTGATATTATGACTTGCACGAATGCAAGAGTCGGCGGTAATTTTACGGCTTCTGATTGGGAAAAGCGCAATAAGTATACTGATGACAGTGCTCTTACTACATTTATAAACGGCTCTTATGCCAATGATATTCGTGCTATTGGCGGTCAGTTAGATCAAAAGGCCGAAACTTGGTATCAAGAAACTGATCCTGCTACTAGTTGGACAGCTTCGCAAAAAGCTGAGCATGTTGGAGATTTGTGGTATAGAACTACTG